TCTTTGGCTCTTCCCACATTCCGATAATGTTATTTTCATCAAACGAATTCTTGCCATCTGAAAGCCAGCTTGCCAGGTAACAGTCATTCTCCATATAACCAGACATAACAAGTCCATTTAAAGGTCGTCTGTTTGTGTGTTTTAATAATTTAGGGTATCTACTTAAATCATAAAGTATGTAAGCCTTTCTACCGCAAGCAAGTTTCACTGGCTCGCCATTTAAAGCCGCATCTAAGTTAAATTCTTTCATTTTATTTCTCCATTAAAACAAAAGGCGCTCACTTGGATCGCCTATTGGATTTGTTAAATATTAATTCACCACGGCTTGCAAATGTCAGGCACTTCAATAACCATAATTTGCTCTGGTTTTATTTTTTTGTACTTAATCCAATATTGGACGATTTCCAATGCCTCTCCCTCGCTGACCGTTTCATTAGTCTCTCTAACCATTCCCCACTCATGTCCAAATTGGCACTCAATGATAACGTATCTTTTGCCATTTGATACTTGTACGTCCTGTCTAAACATCTTTTACCCCACGAGAGATAAGCCAAATTTTAATTCTGAAGTAAAACTCGCATTCTTTCATTCTATCTTCATCGAGTTTCTGTAGTTTTCTTCCTATTAAAATAAAGTAAAAAGATATTAGAACGGTCATAATTAACCGATATAATGTGTCATCTATCATTTTTACTCCCCAAAAGTGCGGTCGTTTTTTACTTAGCTGTCATGACATCAACAACGGGTAATTCATTAACCGAACTGCCAGATTGGATTGAGTGAATAATTCGTTCCGGTGTTTCTTTTACAAAGATAGTGCCATCTTCAAATTAAATAGCTGTGTCATTTTCATCTTTAGTGATGGTTTGAATTTGCTCTATGTTGATGAAAATATCTGATTCATCCGTATTAGTTAGTTTGATAAATTTAGCCATGTGGTTCTCCTACATTTGTGCAGCTCGATTTAATCGGGCCATTGTTTGTTGGTGGATATAAATTTGAGTTTCAAATTCACGAAGTGCGGTCAATTTGGGAATTAATTTTTCGTCATTGATTAATGCGTGGTAGCCATCAATTAGGCTTTGAATGCGTTTTTTACCGATTCCTTTGCAGTGTTGATATTTTTCTAATCCAACTAATCGCATATCGGCAAAATCATTACAGCCATTTTTACGAAGGATCGTCCAAGTTGCTTTATCGGTATAAACCGTTGGATCTATTTCACGCAAAGCCGCCATTCCTTCTTCACGCAACGCTTTAATTTCGAATGGTGTTTTGAGCGTTGTTTCCACTTTCTTCCAGGTTAAAAGTTTTTTGATGTAATCATCTGTAAACTCTTTTTTCTCTGGTGAAGCAATAAGGAAAGGGGAGAGTACGTGCTCTTCGTTTACATCGTTTAAAATGGCATTGATATTGTCATTGACGTAATCTGTCATCTCAGGTGCAGTGAATGCAAATTGGTTAGCAAGAGATTGATATTCAAATTTTATATAACCTCTTCCAAGTTGATCACGGCAAATAACACCGAAAACAAACGACCATGGTCGAGATTTGTTATACATTAGTTCGAAATCTTGTTCAGTGGCTGTTGTTCTGTCCTGTGGAATGTTGTTTTTAATCCATTCTGTGCCGTCGTTCCCTAATCCAATAACGGAAAGCACAAGAGAGTTGCGACATATTCTGTCGCTCTGCCGTTTAATGTTGGCATTTTTATCGTGCTTTTTACGAGGTTTTTTACTTGTCGCCATAGTTTAAAATCTCAGTTAAGTGTTTAAATTGGGCAAGATATGCTGATTCAGCTTGATGTGGTTGCCAAAAAACAATTGTGATATTTGCCAGAGAGACACCTTCCAATTGTGGCCACTCTACAGATGCTGGTGGAAGTAACTGTTCTTTTTCCGTTGCAAGCATAGATAAATCCATAGATTTAATTGCTGGCAATTTTTTATACTCAACATTAAAACGCTGGTGGATTGCTAAATTAAAGCGATCTTCAATATTGCGATAAGGCTCACTTAGCAAATGTTTGAGTGGAGTCGGAATATCTTTCAAGTATGCTTCTGTCGCATCGTGCAGTAGGAAAAGAAATGCAAGCTCAGGCAATCCCATTTCTTCAAAAATATAGCTACCAAGTACACAATGCTGAGCTACGCTATAAGGTTCAGCGGTTTGACCAATAAAGCGGTTTTCAAAGCTAAGGTTATGCGCAATATCACGAATATCAATTTCGTTAGGATCCGGCTTGATGTAGTCAATGGTATGGCCATAATAGGTATTAATGCGGTACATAGATTTTTCTCGTTTTAAGTTTCACTTCTTCTTGGTGCATCTTTTGGCACCATTCCGCACGGCTTATGCACCAGTGCTTATTTATCTCTTTTCCGGTTAGCTTTGATGCTTTTTTCCAAAGCACATAAGCGGATAAATAATTTTTCTTGCGTTCTTCCTTGGCGGCAAGTTTGCTGTTGGTTTTAAAAGGTAGTTTCATTTAAATTCCTTATTAATTTCAGCTTGTTTAATAGATACGTAAGCACGAGCCTGTTTTTCGCCTTCTTCGGTTAAATTCTTTTGATATTCTCCATGTTCAGCAATCCACTGCACTCTTGCTTTTTCTCGTTCTAGTGCAGGGTTGGTGTATTCCTTTGCATCTACCGCTAATGAGGTGAAAATAGCAATTGCGGCAACAATGATTGAACAAACTGTTGCAACACCGTAGGCGGTATTTTTAATAAATCTTGTGAATTGATTTTGTTTCATGAGTAGATCCTTGTGGTGATGGTGGAATTAGGTAAAAAAAATCCCGCAGTGCTAAGCTATAAATGGCAACTGCGGGGAATTGACTAAGAAGAACATATTATTATGTGCTGTTTCCAGCTAGAGCCGCTCTCACACCACTTGAACAAAGTGTAAAATTAGTGATGTTTCTACTTGAAAGCGGCTTTAGCTGGTGGCTCCAAGAACCATTAAGGTGCCTTTCTTTATGCTTGCAAGGCTCAAGCTTAGTTTAGATTTGCATTGTGCCAACACTGACTGAAATGCTTGTTTCTTTTAAAGCAAGCGTGAGCTTATCCGCAAATTCTTGCGCAATAGATTCTTGGATTTGTTCTGCTTTAATCAAACGAGCTACTAGCATTGGCTTATCACCACCCGTAAGGATTGATAAGCGAAGCGTAAATGCTTGGCTATCTAAGCCCTTGTATGTGTGCGTGTTAAACACAAAATATTTCGGTAGTTGTAACTTGCTTTTCGCTTCTACACTTTCCATCGCTGAACGTGATGCAGCAAACTCCCCAACTTCGTGTTCTTCATTTCTAGCATAATCTAAAGTAATTTTACGCACCGCTTGAATTGCTGAAGTGAATGACATTAATTCATCGTCCTCACTGTAAGCAGTGATGAAATCGCGCCAATCTTCAAGCCATTCAGAAAATTCACGCTGATCACATTTTTTACCTTGGAAATCACATAGTGCTTTAAATGCCGACGTTTTTTCCATATTTAAAAGTGCGCGATGATTGGCGTGAAGAGGTTGTTTGAGAGAGCCAATATCAAAGACAATTTCTGCACCAAGATTTTTTTCGTCAATAAAACATTGAGCATTTTCTTGCTGATACTGTGCGGCATAAGCAGTAAAACTATCAAAGTTATATGTTGAAAATACGGCACGAAATTGATTGCGGAATTGATTTTGTGATTCCAATGAATGGATTTTCATATCACTTGGCAGGATAGCGATTGGATAATCGCTTTTTCCTACGTGAACACTAGATAAAACAAGTTCTTTAAGTTGTTGTAAATTTTCGTTCATTTAAAGCTCCTATGCTGCTTTTACAATTTTTAAAGTGCCATTTGGTGTTGGCTCTGGTTTTTCAGGCGTTGCACAAAGTGCACCACCTTTATGTACGTACATTGGTGTCGCAGTAGTATCCTCTTCGGAAGATTTCCCGCGTTTTGTAGGTTTGATATAGCTTAGCTTGTGTTGAATTTGAACAGATGGATTATCGCTATCCATTCTCTTTAATGTAAACTCAACCTTCACTGTGCCTTGCTTGTCATTATTTAAAACACCCAATGCAACCTCTGAAAGAGCTGTGGCGAGCTTATTTTCAAAGATCCCTGCGTCAAGCTCTTCAAGAAACTCGTGTACGTTTGTTTTTGCCATTTTTATTTCTCCTATTTAAATAAGTGTTGTAATGGTTTTACCATTTCAAAGCACACTTGATATTGATGTTTTAACTTCAAATATGCTTTGAAATAAACCAGTCCGTGGGCTTGTTCACCATTTCCCCGACTGAACTCGTATCCTCTAAGGGATTGCTTAAAGATATAAACAGCGCTGCCATTGACCTGCCAACCACATCACTTCGGTTAAACACGCAGTACAGTTTTCTGCTCTGGGGTTACTCGACTTAAACAGCCGATAATTTATATCCCGCATGAGACCAAATTGTCTAAAACTCAAAACAGGTTAATGATGAGTGCCTTTCTTTATACTTGTAAGGCTCAAGTCCTCTTGTATGCGACTACACAGAGGAATATAATGTTTTCTGCGACTACAATTTAATCAGAGGAAACATCATGAGAATAGAAAAAGAGGAGAGAAGTCATGTTCCGCCAAGACCGACTCCACAACCTAAACCAAGATGAGGAATAAAAGATGGAAGGGAAAAATCGAAATGATTTAGTATTTGAGTTGTATTACAGCTCCAATTTAGAAAATTTAAACTATCACTTAAATGATCGATTAAATAAGTTATTGATTACCATTCAGCTGTTACTTTCGTCTGCTGTATTTGGTGACTTAGATAGATTTTTCCCAGATTTTCATCTAAATATCATTATTGGGTTTATTTTGGCGATACTAAGCGTGCTTTCACTTGTTTATGGCTTTGGCGAAAAAGCCGCATTATCTAAAGTTGCACAAGCACAATATCAACCATTACTTAAAAGTTTTTCAACCATGACTGATGACGAGTTTAATCAGGAATTAGTTGCAACTGATTTATTAAATAATAATATCACTGGCGCATTAACCGATATTGCACACAAGCGTGCAGCCATTCAACTTGGATTAGAAGACGATACAGATCTAGGTTTTTATCAGTCATTTGTTGCTAAATTTTGTGGAGAAAAATTCTAATGACAGAACCAACCCCATTACAAGAAAGTTATCAACCTAAACGACCTACACCGCCACCTAAAAAGTGATTTTTAATAGCTACTCATTTGAGTGGCTATTTTTTTACCCATCACTAACCTGTTTCAAATTTTTAAAGAGCATTGAGATATTTGTTTATGTGTATCTCGTTTTGATGGGCTTATGATATAAGATATCTTATACATGGTAAAGTGATTTCTTATAGAAATTTATATAAATTTTATAAACATTCTTATATTTAATTGATTTTCAAAGAAAATAATTTTGTTGGTAGATGTTTGATTGCCTATTTTTTAATCAATAAATGTTGTGATTTGAGATTCTGATCACGGAATACGTTAATTTTTTTAAGTAGAATGACCGCACTTTTTTTAATGGAGGTTATATGAAAAAATTACTTGTTGGCTTATGTCTTTTGCCTGTTTTTGCTGTTGCGAATGAAACCGGGGAATCTTGCTCTAAGTTGGAAGATAGCAGCAAGCGTCTAGAATGTTATGATTCAGTGTTTTTGAAAAAAACAGATGTGGTAGATGAAAATAAGGCTATTCAATCCAAGTGGGAATATGGGCAAAATAAAGATGAATTACGAAATGCCACCACTTATAAAGCAATGCTTTCTTCTAATAATTCGGTTAATTTTGGCTTTCCTTATGAAAGTTCCTTTATGTATCTAGCCTTGCGAAAAGATCCGAAATATGGCAATGATGTTGTTTTTACCGTAAATGGGCAATTTAATAGTTGTTATGACGGTTGCAAGATCACGGTTAAATTTGATGATAATAACCTCGAAACTTATCGGATGGTTGGTTCTGACGGTGGACGTAATGACACGATATTTATTGAAAGCCAAAAATCTATGAAAGACTTTGTGAGTAAGCTAAAAAAATCGAAAAAATTGATTGTAGAGGCGAGTTTTTATGATCACGGAAAGGGGCAATTTACTTTTGATACACAAGGGTTAGAATGGAAACATTTTTAACAAAACATAAGCCACGCAATGCGTGGCTTTTTTGATACTTATTGAATTGCAATGGTAGGCATATTTACTGAACTATATAGATTTACATTAGGGGCGTTGGTGGTAATGGAGTAAAAGAAAACCGCCACACAGGCGGTTTAGTTACATGGTGTAGATGTCAATTCTATCTTCATCTGCCACTGGATAAAAATCTTTATCATCGCTAATAATATTTTTAATCCCATGATCTTCCATTGTCTTTAAGAAAAGAGCGTCATAAGCATCAAGAGGGTGCAATTTTAGCGTATAAATAATGTTATCACCCGTGCTTTCATCTGCTGTAAATGGCAATATCTCAGCTAATGCCTTTATATCATCCCAAGCTTGTTCGATATCTTTAACAATAATTTTGCGTTGATCTGGAAGTGCTCTAAATTTCTTAATCGAATCAATTTCAGGATATTTACGTTGGTAATTTTTATAAGACTCTCTTTCAATATAATGCCCTAATTCACTTAAACAGAGAGCAGAAGTATACAGTTTACCATTTTGTTTAACCCTATGAACAAACTCAGAATATGTACTTATCTTATCTCGGTTAGGAGACGGGTAATCTATAGCTTTATTTGCGATATAAACTATATTTACCCAAATATTAGTATCAACAAAGAACTTCTCGCTTATCTTTGTTCTACCAAGCGATGAAATCGACATTAAGCCCATAATTAGACCTCGCCAAGCTCATTCACATATTTTTTTATTTCATCAGGATTTTTATAGAATTCAATCGCATTTGCTATCACTCTGTTTAAGAGATTGCGACCACCTTCTGAAATATTGGTAAATTTTAACTTTTCTTGTAATTCAATAATGGAATAATCTTTTAATAATCGGCCGATAGATGCGTTAAAAAAAGGCGTTGCGTATGTGTCGATGTTAATGAAATTTAATTCGACCATTTCCTGAGATGAAAATGATTCAATAATTTTTTCATGAAGCTTATCACCCAGAGGCATTGATACCGCAATTTGGCTGCCAATAAGGTCTTCTACTATAATTGTATTCATAACACTACCTCTAAAAGAATTGTGGCTCATTTTGATATGAGTAAACGACATTGGTATCACAGTTGATCGTAATTAACGCCATTGTTCCTTTAAAATTAAAAGGCAATGATTCTACTTGATACTCACCCTGCTCATCAATACTTGCTTTACAATCATTAGTATAAATTTCAAGACTACCTTTATTGAGGTGGACAAATTCTTTTAATAAATCCAAACCAACACCTCTTGGCATATCATCAACAATACTGTCTGTTTTGGTTGTGTTCCCTCTTTTAAGGGCCCATTTTAAGGCGCTTTTGTTATCACTAATTTGCATAGATAGTTTTTCATTGCGGGAAGCAAAGTCGAGTACATTCTGACATATCCCCCCTCCTAAATCAACGATGCAGAGGGTAATTGTTTGGGCCATACCATCATAAGCACCACAACTTATCACTTCTAAAGGGATCTTGCTTTTTAAGATGCCATGCCCAAACGCATTTTGGTATAATTCAAAAATACGGCTAACGATATCCTCCTTCAATGATGGTGACATCCTTACCCGTTCATCAGTAAGCCATTCATTTTTAATATGCTGAACAATATTTTCAGAATTATCTTCATCTTTATGCATTCTAAAGCCAATATATCTTCCTTCAGGATATGGGTTTTTATATTCTGCAATAAAATGAGATAGAAAGTTGCAGTTAATAAGCTGATTTTTTAATTGGTTGCTCATGCTTCCTACATTAAACATTACCCCAATCTTATCTGCATTATTTTCTTGTACTAAGTTAATAATAAAGCGTACAACTTCCTGATTATTAAACAGATCTTGCATAATAAGCTGAACTGATTCATTCATCGTGGAATGACCACCTGTTCTTGCTTTTATTTCGTTTAACTTTTCAACCAAAAGGGGTCTCAGATGTTTATTGTCTAAAAGATGCTTAAAAATAGATGCCACTTCTCTTTGTAAAAGAGATGGAAAATCTTTACGGGCCAATACTTTCTTTTTTTCTTCCAAATAAAGGGAACTAGTAAGACTCGCAATAGCTCCCATTAACGCAATCGCACTACAACTTAAATAGCTACATTTATCAAATTGAAATGTAAAACTATGCGCCACATCATTTAATATTCCAACACTAAGCTCCAGCATTTTTTCAGTATCTTGGCTATTATCATCATGTGTATTTAAGTGAATAATTTTTGCTGTCATTTTTTATAATTCAATCTAATCAATCCAAATGTCACAAATCTTCTACGCAAATTTTAATAACATTCTTCGCTTTCCCGATGAATTCTAGTTTTATTCATTATGTTTCCTTGTATTGTCGCTATCTTACAAATAACTCCTATGCTCCACCGCTACAACAATACCGAGTACCAAAACACTTTTCCCAACACTGAAATGTCTTGTAACTCTGCTATTTCGTCAGGGTGTTCATCACTGTTATAGCTGCGGATCTTCACTTGCTCATTAGGCATATTGTAGAGTAGTTTTATGCGCAACAAGCCGCCGTGATTGATAGCGTATATCTTGCCGTCTCGGATTGTCTTATTGCCCAAATCAATTCCCACCGTTGTTCCGTCCGGAATGACAGGTTCCATAGAGTTACCGTCTGCTACCACGCATACCGCATTTTCATACTGCACGCCTTGCCGTCTTAATGTGGCACGCGAAAAGCGCAGTTTGAAGTTGTTGTAATCCATAATGTCATCAGCAAAACCATTTCCGGCAGCTAATCGGATTTCTTGGAAAAGCGGAACTTCTACCTCGTCATCATTTAATGGAGTATTACGGTCCCACAGGTCAAATGAGCCTGTTTCGGCTACGTTTGATTCTATTTTGGTCTGCACCATTTCACCCGTGCCATTTAAGAGCCATTCCGGCGAAATTTTCAAAGCCTTGGCTATTTGCAATCCATTTCTAGGGCTTTTTGTAACTCCGTTCAAAATATTACTGATCGTTACTTGTGATGTTCCTGCTAATGCGGCTAATTCAACTTGGTTTTTACCCATTTTTTCCATTGCAAACTGCAATCTTTCAGAAAGTGTATTCATAAAACCCTCCTTAATCGCCCGATCCTATAAATAAACTTATATAAAATCAAATAAGAAATCCTTTACAAGATATAATGTATCTTATATTATGTATAAGAATTTTAATTAAAGGTGAACTATGAAGAACGAGGCAATCGAAAAAGCAATTTCAATTTGCGGTTCTCAGGTAAAGCTAAGTCAAGAATGCGGAGTTTCTCAGGTTTCCGTCAGCTTTTGGCTTAATGGTGGCGGTATTAACGCTAAGTATATCCTGCGAATCGTTAAGGCTACAAAAGGCAAGGTTACTGAAAAGCAGATTTTACATTCCTTAGCAAATTTAACTGACAACTAATTTACTTATATTGGCGCAAAAGAAAACCATAAAAATAAGGCAAAAATTATGGCAATGAAACAAACCATTATAGAGATGATTGAACAGATACCCGGTGGTAAAAGCGCGGTAGCTGGATTCTTAGGATTTACTGAAAGTGAATTAAATAATCGTCTTTATCAAACAAAGGGCCAACGGTTCAAAAATGAAGAGTTGATCGCTATTCAGCTTGAATATGGTTGCACACAATTTATTGAAGAATTATGC